ACGGTTGTTGAAATCAATCAAAACCTTATCGATAGTCAAATTGCTGGCATGAATGCAACCGTGTGTTGGGTGATTGGTGCGCCTGGCGAAGACATCGAAGCTATGAACCATAGTTTCAACTGTGTTTGGAATCACAGAACGCGGATCTTTGCAATCAGTCCAGGTCCTGGTCTTGGTGACAATATTGGATCCGCATACGATGATCGAAAAAAGTACAATATGAACGAACGAGATCAGTACTGGCTTAAGGGTTGGTATACGTTAGATTTTACAAACACTAGATTGCACAGATATATTCGAATCAAGTTGATGCATATTTGGTTAGACTTGTGCAACACGTTTGATGGGTCTATAATCAACTCACACACTGTGGGGGACATAAAAAAACACTACACTGTTAAATTTGATGACAATATTCCTCGTGAAAATGTTCAGTATGAGAATTTTGATTACAACATCATTGAATCTGGTTTTGGCGTGTTTGCTGATACATCAATGAATGAAGTGTTTGGTTTTCTGCGAATGTTGTGGAGAACAAAAGGAGCATACGAGATTAACATCAAGTTTAACCCAGATCTTGATTATAAGTCCTTTGCGTTTTGTATTGATCCACCGTTTCAAACATATGTTGCAGATATCAACTTTAAGATTGATGCACATGGTAACTATACTGTCAACAACATGTACAGCTTTGAGAACCTAGACAGACTGTCTTTTATTGGTGACAAAGACTATCAGTACACATATAAATCATCTGGTACATGGTGTGATCCAAAAGGCACAGTTGAGAAAGTTTAGAAATAGATATTGACACAATTGAGTTTTTCGTTTACTATATAAATTGTAAACGTTGAAGCAACGTGGACACATTCTGGACTCGGGGGCGGTACCCGACGACTCCACCACAGATACACAGGCCGCAACAGGTTTTGATGGGCTCTTATGAGCAAAGTAGCGTGAAAGTCGTTACACTGTGTATCTTTGCTGGGGTCGAAATAGGATCGACAGGTGTGAAGATGACGTGGAGTTTACCGGATGGCCTCGTATCGGCCGCTAAACTAAATGCAAACGATAATTTTGCTCCTCAGGCTTACGCACTAGCTGCATAAGCACTTGGGTATGGTTCCACCTAGAAACAGAACGGGCCGCTAAACATGTTTAACAAAATAGGACTACTCTAATGAAAACTTTTCTTATGACCGCTGCTGCTGTTCTCGCTCTTTCTGCTGGATCAGCTTCCGCTCTTGATTTTGGCACTACTGGTGTTGCTTTGAACACTGAAGTGACCAGCGAGTACAACATCGACACCGCGCTGTTCACTGTTGTATCGACTCCAGAGCTTGCTTACTCTCCAATCGAAAGTCTTGGTCTGTATGTCAACACTGATCTAACCCTCTATGATGGTACTGATGTAATGGTGTTTGACGAGAGTGCTTTCACAGGATTGACTGTTGGTGCTACTTACGTTCCAAACCTCAGCCTAGGCAAGACTTCTGTCGAGCTTTACATCGAGTCAACTTTCGATGCAGATCTTCTACGTACAGATGCAGTTCTTGGTGCTACTCTTAGCTTCTGATATAAATACTGTTCGGGTGGTCACGTAATAGACTCGTGCCGCGCCAAGGTTAGCGCGGCTTTTTTATTGGAGAAACACAATGCCAGTTTATCTACACTACGATTCAATTTATACTGACTCTGCTGCATTTAATGCAAACGATATTACAGTTAATGATGTTACGCGTAAAATTTATTATAAGCATGTTGATAATGGTAATATTATTAGTTGGAACAAGCAGGATTTTCCAGAAACTTTAACCAAAACCATTTCAATTGGTTATCGGGATAGTGATGCTTATGACAGCCACATCAATGAAGTAAAATCAACAGTTGATACGGATACCGAGTTAAGTTACGTGACAAATACAAACTATAGGATGACAAACTCTATATAAATTACTATTGATTTACAGGATATGTTATGAAACACGAAATAGGTATGGACTATTCTGACATTTTGGCTACACGTAAAGGTAAAAGAGATTTACCATTTGTACTGAAATTAAAGAAGAAGATTGATATAGATGCAGCTAAAGAACAGCTTGATGTGTATCTCAATCAGTTAGCTGATGACAAGACATTCAAATATGATAAGGCTAGCACCGAGCACAATTATGATCTTGTTAATACAAAGGGTGAGAACTTTGTTGCTAACTACGAAGACATTTACAAAACATACGCCAAGATAGGCTTTCAAAGTCTAACCGATGATGCACTCCGCGTTGCTGCAAACATCAAGCGTAAGGTCGAAGAATACACGCCCTACGAGCGTGCTAAGGGGATGCGCCACACATCTAGTGCTAACTATCACCCATACTATGATGAGCGCAACTATACCAAGCCTACAGAATTCTACGATGGTTACTTTGGCAAGTTTTTAGACAGCTTCAAAGATGAGGCTTGTCGCTCCGCTATTGTTACACTAGAGCCAAGTAAGTTTCTTTCTCCCCATTTTGACATTGGCCCAGAATATGTTTTGAGATTGCAAATTCCTCTGATTACTAATACCGCTGCTGTGATGGGGTTCCGCAAAGATGCTGACACGTGGCACGAATACCATCTACCTGCGGATGGTTCAATATACTGCGTCAATAGCGGTTGGGAACACTATGCTGTTAACAATGGCTTTGATAATAGGTACAATCTGCGCGTTTGTCTCAATGGTCAGCTTGAGTTAGCAGATGCTGAAGAGGTTATTCCAACTCAAGTGTTTAGTCACGAGGTGTTCAGTATGCGCCCGGAAAGTGGTAGCTATTATGGAACAAATGATAACAACTTGATGGCAAGTGCATTAACAGAGCTCGGTATGAACTCTGAGCATTATACAAAATATGCAGCGGCTAAGGTGTAAATTATGATATTTACAAATGAATATAAGATAAAGCTAATCTTGATTTTTAACCACATAGCTGTGGTTGTTGGACTATTTGTCGCCGACTACCATTGGTTAATATTATCACTTGTTGGATGGATCTTAATAAATCGAGTTGGTGGTGAAATTGGATTGCACAGATATTTTTCACATGGAAGTTTTAAAACCTCTAAGTGGAAAGAAAAATTGCTGTTTATACTTGCAACATTTAACTGCGTAGGATCTCCTATGATGTGGGTCGGTATTCATCGTAAGCACCATGCAAATAGCGATAATGAAAAAGATCCCCATGGCAGTCAATCTATATTGAGAATATGGTCAACATTTTGGAAACCATTTACTATTGAACCAAAGTATCTTGTTGATATGATGAGAAGCCCAACCCATAGATTTTTTCACAAACATTATTTTAAAATTCTCATTTTAAGTTATATTGCACTGGGTCTAATTGCGTGGCAAATACCTGTATTTTTAATTAGCGCAAGTAGCTTAATAACTATACACAGTGCAGGATTAGTTAACTCTTTGTGTCACAAATATGGGTATAGAAATTTCAAAACAAAAGATTTAAGCACAAACAATACATTTATAAACATACTAACTCTTGGTAGTGGTTTACATAACAACCATCACGCAGATCCTATGAATTACTCTAACAAAGTAAAAAAATATGAGTTTGATTTTCCAGCATGGATTATCAAAAACTTTTTGATGCAAGGTACAAATAATGATAGTTCACAGATCAACTCTTAATCCGCGTGTACGAACTCTTAAAGACTGTATATCGCCATTAGATCTAATGCCTCGTAGTGAACAAGGGGCCAAGATCATACATCAGTATGAACAAGACAATCCAATAATTCTAAACATTAGACATCGTCCTCATATCAGACTAAACATAGAAAAGTTTGATCTTGAAGCAGCACGAAAAGAAGTTGATCAGTTCTATCAAAGCAATGACTTCATGCAGTTGAACATGAAAGGCATTTCGTTAGATAGTGGTGGGCGCCCATACGACTATGATGGTTATCACTCGTGGTGGTCAAGTAGAGCTCTTGTAAACTATATTCCACAATCTAAAGGGGTATGGGGTAAAGACGATAGAGAACTTGCAATAAAAGAGTATCCACAATACCAACAACGAGCATCTAAAATAGAAGGTCATCGGCCGTTTCTCCAAGATATGGATTTCTATAAAACTGAAGTATGGGATGCATTACCATACATTACTGATTATATTATGACAAATATATGCAGCGATTTTAAATATATGCGCCGAACACATTTGTATAAAATGAATCCAAGAGGTTGTTTAACTTTTCATAATCATAGATTACTTCCATGGGAAACAGAAGAAGCTCCTCACGATGAGGGGATCATTCACATCCCTTTGTACACCCATGAAAATTGCAAGATGTTGACTCAGATTGGCGATAGTGATTGGATTGACGCCCAGCACTATGCGGAAGGGGAAGGCTGGCTGCTCAATACATACATGAATCACGCTGTAGATGCAACATCCTGCCCAATTGATAGACTTCATTTAACCATTATGGTTGATTTTGCAGATCCAAAGTTTGCAAAGCTATTGGAGAATAGTTTGTGAGTAACTTTGATGTGGTTAATAGCAATCGGGGAACCTTTATTGTTAATAAGCACGATACCCACCAATATCAACCTTTGAAAACAAACGGCACTACTCATATAGAAAATGAGATTGATCACATTTTAGACATTGTTGCTACACTACCAAAGCAAGAGGTATTTGTCGATGCTGGTGCCAATATTGGCTTAATTACTATATCTGTTGCTAAACATTTTAAAGGTAAGGTGCTTAGTTTTGAACCTCAACCAGTTATATACAATTGTTTATGTGGCAATATAGTACTCAACGATTTGTTAAATGTTATTCCGTATAATATTGGTTTAGGAGACAATTCTTGTAATATGATTGTTCCTAATATAGATTATACAATTGCTCGAGACTTTGGTGATGTTAGATTGCGCCCACTGATGTATAGCGGAACTGAAGTTGATGTTCATCCTTTGTCACAGATTACTGACACCATCGACTTTTTAAAAATTGATGTTGAGGGAATGGAACAAAGTGTTTTAGCTGGTGCCGAGTCGCTAATCACAAAGAACAGACCATGGTGTTGGATTGAACATTTCCGATCAGATTTAAACGTGTTAGTGCAATTCTTCAAATCAAAGCGGTATCGTGTTTATAAAATTAAAGGCGACTTGGCTAACATTGTAGCTTGTCCAAACGATCAAACATTTCAGTGGATGGGTAATGAACTATAATAAGTTTTATGCAGTCAGATGGTTTGATAGTGAGTGTTTTACCAGTGTCAACACAGTAGATTATGTGATGCAGTTGAAACTAGCTGATAAACCAATGTTCTATAAGTATTTGGTATACGAGTTAATTGAGACGCCTCATTCTTTTAAACAGCTAACTCTCATGTTACCTTTTGATAGGCATTTTAATAGAGTATCATCTCTAAAACTACATGCTGCTGAGAAAGCTAAAATGAAATATCATTTTAACAAACTTAGAGAAGCCACCCACGGTCAGCAACAAATTCAAACTTAGTATTCAATTTTTGTCGCACAGCTGTCGGTATATCATAGGTTGTTCTCCAGGGATAAAACCAATTTGTTGAAGGACTGCTATACATTATGTATTGAGGGCACGACATCTCTTCAACCATTGTATCCAAGACATACCACTGTCGAGATATTACACTCTTACCAAACTCATCAACGTAATTGTTTTTAACTCGGCGGCAATGCTTTAGTGCTGACCACATAAACGACTTATAGTTGTCATCATTAAAAGCGCAATATAGGTTATCGATGGGCTTCTCTAACAACCAATCAAAGAACAACGGTTCCCAATACTTGTTCATTATTGTATTTGACAGATAGCAATAATCTTCTCTAACGTGAAGCCTATGAGGATACTTTATACTGTATACACCTCGTTCCTCTACTATAATAGCAGATGACGTGGCAACAATTTGATCATTATCAATCATCAAACCGAGAAACCCACTTGTACCATCATACAAGTGGGTTTTGAACATATCATGGTTAGCATTGTTTAGAGGTGTACTGGGATGTTTAAAATACTCCTCCAGCATACCTAGATATGATGGATCATACTTAACAAAGTTCATCTCTTCGATTCAATGAGTGTTAGAATATCTTGGATTGTTTTAACATCCTCTGCTTCTTTATCAAGCAGCTCAATTGAAAACTTCTCCTCGAGCTCAATGATTAATTCGACAGCATCTAAACTATCAAATTTTAAATCATTGAAAAGGTTTGTTTCAGCAGTTAAAACCTGATCTTTTAGTTTAAATTGTTGTCTAATAACTTGTTCAACTTCATTAAATAGTGTCATTGTGTTTTCTTTCTAATTTTTGATACAATCCAACCTGTGATGTCAAACTCTTTGGAGTTGTGCGCAAAGTTGATATTTTTAGGATCTTTGTGGTGGTTGTTATGATAACCTTCGCCTGCTATTAATACTGAAAGTACTTGGGAGTTTCTACTTTCATCCTCTGTATCGTATGTTCTATAACCCACCCAAGGTAAATGTGAGAAAACATTTATTGCGGCCGTGGCATGCCATAGAATTGCAGCGGGTAGTAGATGTAACCATACAACCAATTGAGGATCTATAACTGCAAGGATAACATCATACGATATGTTAATCTTAAAATAGTTTTTATGGAAAAACATTACAAGTTTATCTCTAAGCAAGTCTTTGGCGAATCTTAACTTTGGCTGATACGTCACAATACCAAAATATGTTTTGATTATACCTTTGAACGATGGACTATGTGGATCTTGTTCAGTATCACTATGAGCGTGGTGTTCTCTATGCATTGCCCCCCACACAAGTGCACTAGCGTTCAAACCTAGCGTTGCAATCAACAGTGATACGGTCTTAAACCACTGCGGAGATTGGTATCCTCTGTGACTAATCAGACGGTGGTAGCCAGCACTAATTCCAATAGAAATCATCAAAAAGTAAACAACAATTGCGGCAATGAAACCGTATAGACTAAAATAGGTAATTGCGTATAGTATTGATAAATGCGCAGCAATCTGATAGGTTAGCAGCTTATACATTATAACACCACATCATCATTGAAAACACCATCAACTCGTATAGTATAACTGAAATGTGGTAACGCATCAACTCCATGGTAGTCTGTTGTTTGATAAGCATATAATTTATGATCTTTGGGTAAATAGTGTTTTGTGTCTGTTACAGAATCGTAAATGTAAACGGGCCGATATCCACCAGGATTAAAATTTATATGATGGTTAAATACTCCATCTGGTATCCAATCTCTATGACAAGGCACATCTGCTTGGGGCCAAGATCCGTATATTACAACTCTACCAACAGATTTGAAAGGGAGTTTTTCAATGCACTGCTTAGTGTACGGTGTAAGATCAGAAAACTCACTCCACGGGTAATTGTCGTGAGCCCTATTGACAAACAGATTTGGCTTTAAATCAATAATAAAAAACCATGGTAATAAACTTTTGTGTTTAAAAAATAAAAACTTGCGTTTTTCCATCTGCGGAAGATCTTTTACATCATTTCTATCACCATTGAAGTTATACATTACTTCATTTTCAAATTGACCATATTGTAACTTTGGAGGCATAACACCAGTAACAATTGGATATTTATTTAACTCTGTTTTGGCCAACGCCAAGCAAATTTCTGTATCCATCCTGTCATAATCAAAGTCAGCATATTTGGAAAAATCAAGAAACAATTTACCATTAACTCCTTGCGGCGGCAAATCATCGTGTTCAAATTTAAACACAGTTCCAAAATCAGGATCGTCTTTTTTATCAAGTATTTTCATTTATTCCTCCAACAATATGGATTCGATCTTCAAGAGACGCGTTAACGAATGTGTGAATCTTAGTGGTATCTGCTAAATAATGATTGCCATCTGCAGGATATCTATATAACTTATCCTCAATAATCATAAAGCAGTTTTCATTTGTAATCAACGGTATATGCACACGAACTGTCGGATCAATGTGGTAAGAATAACACTGGTATGGTTGAAGTCGCATAAGTCTAGTGCGAAACATACCAAGCTGCTTGATCACACTGTTGGTGTACGTCATTTCTGGAAACAGTGGTTCAGTAAAGTCTGCTTCACCATGATTTAGCTTTTCAAGTCGACCTGTGCCATACGAAGGATCAATGTTTCCTGGAACACCCTGAAGACTAATTTGGTTGTCATATTCAGGAATAAACTTTTCGATCTCTAACAGAATTTTATCAATATCAATCATGGTGTAACTGTCATTTCTTTTATCTTATAAGGTTGCAGCAAGATCCACAGTATCAAATCAAGTGCATATTGTTTGCTAATCTTGGGTTCTTTAACTGACTCAACGCGTTCTGTATCAATCCAACCAAACCGAATTATTGTTGTGTTAATTCCGCGATAGAATAATATCTCATTAGTATTATCTAGAGCCATTTTTTCTACAGAGTATTTCCAATGATCGTTATCAGCACATAGCCAATCAGCAGCGTTGGATCCAATGTTTATGATTCTTTTGTTTAATTTAGCAGCTTTGTCTAACATATCAACTTGGCTGAATTGATCATGTTTACAATTGATAAACACATCACAGTCTTCCAATCTGTCAACACATACTAAATTATCTACTAAATACTTTCCGAGGCCTCTTCGCGTGCCTGTAATGTAAAATTTCATAATGGATACCTCCATGCAGTATATATGCGGTCCTGATTGGGACCGAAGAATAATCCCTATTAACCAAGAAGGTAAAGTTGGCATCTTAATGTCGGGTGGGATCGACAGTTGGGTATTATACAACATGCTGAATGATCCAATAATTTTTAATATTACACGAACTGATGGTTTTGATAATGTTGAACGTGTACGTGATCTTACAGGCAAGCCAGTAATAGAAATTCCAGAATTGACCACTGACCATTGGCGAAGAGTTGATGTTGGTATAGACCATATATTTAAAAATTATGATGTTGATCAGTTGTATCATGGTATTAACATGACTCCACCTATCGACATTTTTCCCGAATTTAATATTCTTAGTAAACCATTTCGACCTTGGCGGATTGATGATCAACGTTTAAAAGTGCCATTTTTACATTTATACAAGTATCACATTATTGACTTAGCTAAGCAACTACAAATTCCACTTGACAACACACGAAGCTGCATTGATAACGCTAGTGGAGATGAGTGCGGCCACTGTTGGCAATGCAAAGAGAAAAAATGGGGATTTCAACAACTTTCTTCTTGACTTTAATACAAGAATTCTGTATAGTAAAGAAGTAAGGAGAATCAAAATTAACATCTTCATCCTCGACAAAGATCCAATCTCAGCTGCACAATTGCAGTGCGACAAACATGTAGTCAAAATGATTGTTGAGTCTGCGCAAATGCTCTCAACTGCCCATCGTATACTTGATGGTGAACTCAAACGCGCTCCATCAAAGTCTGGTAAGACGATGTCAAAACACTGGACACTGCCTGATAACCGTGAAAGCGTGTTGTACAAAGCTGTTCATATGTCACATCCTTGCACCGTTTGGTCAATGATCAATACTGGTAACTATTGGTGGCACTATGTTCACTTTACCGCGCTTTGCGACGAGTACACTTATCGATATGGTAAGGTCCATGCGACTGATACCCTATTGCGTAATGTGTTGGCAAACTATCCAAAGAACATTCCTACCAATTGGCGCACACAATTTCCATTGGCAATGCAATCAAATCCCGAATGTATGCATCCGAATGATCCAGTGCGTTCGTACCGTGAGTTCTACCAAACGAAACAAGCTCGTTTCAAAATGGTTTGGACAAATCGTGAAGTTCCAAAATGGTTTGGATGTTTGGCAAAATAATACTTGACTTTACAATGAGAATGTTGTATTATTGATATTGTAGGTAACGAAGGAGAATCACATGATGGCAACATTCACCCGCGAAAAGTTTGTAGATCTAATCAGCCGCCAAGACGAGGTTGGGATGCACTCAATTGGCCGTGCTTTGGTGCACTTGTTCAATCGTCAGACTGAAGATGAACGTGCTATCAACAGCACTGATGTTCACAACGCTCGTGGGTTCACTCCTGCTGATGCTCGTGTTGGTTCGATCACTGCAAAGTATTACATCAAGAACAAGAAGTTGCTCGACTGGCAGATGGATCAGTGGACTGCAGCTAACGACAAAGGTCGGCTGCGGCTTGAGAAGTACTTCCGTCAGATCGCAGAAGAAGTTTCTGCAAAGACTGCAAAATAATACTTGACTTTACAATGAGAATGCACTACTATAGTATAGTAGACACACACAGAGAGAGAATCACTAAATGGCTCATGAACTTGAATTTGTAAACGGCGTTGCTCAGATGGCTTATGCAGGCGATACGCCTTGGCATGGTTTGGGTGTACAGGTCTCCAACGATCTGACTCCTGAGCAGATGATGGAAAAGGCTGGTCTTAATTGGGCAGTTGAGAAGAAAGATCTGACTATTGAAGGTACGAACATTAAGGTCGCGGGCCACCAAGCCTTGATCCGTTCGTCTGACAACAAGATCTTGGATGTTGTTGGCGAAGATTGGAACCCCGTTCAGAACGAAGATGCGTTCAAGTTCTTCTCTGAGTATGTTCTTGCTGGTGACATGGAGATGAACACCGCTGGTTCGCTGAAAGGTGGGCGTAACGTTTGGGCTCTTGCAAAGGTCAAAGAATCGTTCACGATCCTTGGCGAAGACCAAGTCGACTCGTACTTGTTGTTCAGTAATCCTCACCAATACGGTAAGGCAATTGATGTACGTTTCACTCCCATTCGTGTCGTGTGCAACAACACTCTGACGATGTCACTCAGCAGTGCATCAAAGAATCAAGTCAAGATGAACCACCGTTCAGTGTTTGACGCTGAGACTGTCAAAACGACTCTTGGAATTGCCCACGAGAAGTTCGGCAAGTACAAAGAGATGGCGGAGTTCTTGGCTTCTAAGAAGTTCTCTGTTGATACTCTGATCCAATACTACAACGAAGTGTTTCCCCACACTTACAACAAAGAAAAGGGTGTGAAGGTCACTAAGGCTGCAGATCTGACTACGACTGCAAAAGCTGCGATGGCAGTTCTTGAGACCCAACCTGGGGCTAACTTCGGTGCTGGTTCTTGGTGGCAGGCTTTCAACTCTGTCACGTACTTGACTGACCACGAGATGGGTCGTTCTGCAGATACTCGTATGGAATCTGCTTGGTTTGGTATCAACCAATCTCGTAAGATCAAAGCTGCACACAAAGCCGTGGAATACGCCACGGCGGCTTAAGGAGAATTGCAATGGGCTATGTGAACAATGATAAAGAACCTGAGTTGGTTTTTGTCGGTAAAGACGATCAAGAGTTGAATCAGATTGCCCGTATGGTTGAAAAACTAAATGCCGACTTGGTCGACTCTGGATTTGATCAATACAAGTTTGACCTTGAGGTGCAGGGTGATAAAGCCTATATCAAACGCGTCTAAACCTGAATAACCCACAGTTGATTTTTCTTCATTTTTGACAACTGTGGAAGACTGGGCGGCTTCGGCCGCCTTTTTTTTATTTATTATAAATAGTATAAACTATTTTATATGGGAAATAAATGGCACATTTAGGGACTCCATCTACAGACGGCCGTCTATCTTTTCAAAAGTATGTCACCGATAACAAAAAATTCAAAGAGATTGAATATGAAATCGAAAAGGGCAAGCCCGCATCTCTGGTTTCAAGTGATGGGATTGTTATAACTGACAATATTCGTGTTGGAACTAAACTGAAAATTGTAGATCCAAACTACACGACAATTGGTAAGATGAAATATGCCCATGTGAATATTAATCGCAAAAAGGGATATATCGCGATCAATAGCATCCGTAAACCGACAGGTGGAAACGGAACTCAATATGAAGATGAGGTGGTTGACGCAATCAACAACTACATTCTTGAAGCTGGTGGTGTAATCAATTTAAAAATAGCTGGTGACAATAAAACTTACAGCAATCTCACTGCCGCAGTCAAGGTTGATTCTAAGATTAAAAGGCGCGGTGGAGTAAGAGGCGACCCAAAAGCTGATATTATTGTTTGTCGCGATAAAACCAAACCTTTAGACAGTGGATCAATTTACATCTCTCATAAAAAGGCGGGTGGTGCAAAAGAGTTTCAACAATATAGTGGATTAAGTGAACAGTCGGGTTTGATGATATACAATAACTCACTCACTCAAAAATTCTTAAGTGAAGTGGCTGAATCATTAGAAATGGGTAAACTAGATAAGTTACCATATCCAATCATGGGAACATTTAAAAATGATAAATTGGCACTTGTTTCAATATATGGTCCAGATTATGGTAAACAATATTCTCTACAACACGTCCAATTGATTGGTCAAGGTCATCCAGTGTTTAAGCGTGTTCGTGATGAATTATACGAAATAACATTTACGAGTCACATGAGTGTATCGGGTGATTTGAGTTTATTCACAGGCGGTTATGCTCCTGTATTTGGAGCCACCTTTAGAAACAATAGATCCTTCATGTATAAAGGTAGAAGATATGGTGCCGCACGGGTGGGAATATATCCACAAATATTATTGGCTGGCCGAGGCGGGATCAAAGTTGTTGAGATAAAGGAATAGTTATGGCTCAGTTTAGCACACATACAAATGCACTACTAAAGAACAACGATACTCTGTATGAAGTTGTTATGGTTGCTGGTCAATCAGGCCCATCCATTTACGTTCCATCTGGTAACTTGAATACAAGCTCTGATGCGTTTGGTAGAGCGAGAGTTGCTACACCTCACACACTATTTGACAGCTCGTTTAGGTATGCAGATAATTCTAAAAAGTGGGCACAGAAAAAGACAGGCACATCTAGTGCCACATTTAACGCCAACCAAGGGTTGGTTGATTTAGCAATTGGAACAGCCAATGGTGATGAAATCATTCGCGAAACTAACCGCGCGTTTCCTTATCAGCCTGGCAAAAGTTTAATTTCAATGAACACTTTTACATTGAATCCGCCAAAGGCAAATCTGCGTCAGCGTGTTGGATACTTTGGAAAAAGCAACGGAATCTACTTAGAACAAGACAGCCTGCAGACGTATATTGTTAAAAGAACTTCTGTTAGTGGTACTGTCGATAATGTGCAAATAGCTCAAGATGATTGGAACATTGACCGGTTAGACGGAACTGGCCCAAGCGGGTTAAACCTAGATATATCCACCTCACAGATTTTCTGGACAGACTTTGAATGGCTTGGTGTTGGGTCTGTCAGAGCTGGATTTGTTATCAACGGCCAGTTTATAGTAGCACACATTTTCCACCACGCAAACAGTATTACTGGAACATATATTACAACAGCATCACTTCCATGCCGCTATGAGTTGACTAATACAGGAGTTACGGCTGGATCAAGCACTATGAAACAAATTTGTAGTACTGTTATATCTGAAGGTGGATACAACATGCAAAATTTGACCAGAAGTGCAGCAAACCCAATAACTGGCAAAAACCTAACAAATGATAAATTAAATCCCATGATATCAATACGGTTACGAAAAGGCCGAACTGATGCAGTTGTTGTTCCCGTTTCCCTCGACTTTTATGGATTGCAAGCCACAGCTTTCAACTATCACGTTATACGAAGTGTGTCATCACTAAACAACGCAAGTTGGGAATTGCTCGACTCTGCAGGATCTGTTGAATATGATATAACAGCCGACTCGCTGGGCGGTGGTCAAATAATTTTAGAAGGTCTATTTAAAGGTCAGTCAACTGTAACAACCATAGATTTAAACCATATATTTAACTCCGCTATGCAACTGACAAGGGGTGTTATTACTAATGATAGTACTGGCGATATCTTTACCATTGCGATCACTCCAACGACTAATAACGACGATGCTATTGCAGCATTAACTTGGCAGGAGCATAATCTGTAATGATAAACTTTTCAAATTTCATAACAGAAGAAAAGAACACCCACATGACTCATATTGAGGATAAGGTGATCTATGGTGGTGTCAACGGAACGCGTCAAGCTATTATGGCATTACGAATGCTACGTGATATGCTAGGGGGGACACATGAGGGATCTGTATCGGTTAAGTGGGACGGTGCTCCTGCAGTGTTTTGTGGCACTGATCCTACAGATGGCAAGTTCTTTGTTGCAAAAAAGGGGATCTTCAACAAGAACCCAAAAGTTTATAAGACTGCTGCTGAGGTCGAAGCTGATACGTCAGGCGATCTTGCGGCCAAACTCAAAGCCGCTCTGAAGTATCTTCCTGAACTCGGCATCAAAGGAGTTATTCAAGGAGACTTCTTGTTCAGCAGCGAAGATGTTAGCAATGAAATTATTGATGGTCAGCGTTATCTAACATTCCACCCCAATACAATTGTCTATGCTGTTCCACACGATTCAGAAGCTGCTGCCAATATTCGTAAGGCAAAGATTGGTATTGTTTGGCACACTACATATAATGGTAATTCATTTGAATCAATGTCAGCATCATATGGTGTGGACATCTCAAAGTTTCACAAAAGTGCAAATGTATGGTCACAAGATGCAATGCTGCGCGACTTAACAAATGCTACAATGAGCAAACAGGACACGGAGATTGTCAATGAACTTCTTACGCAAGCTGGTAAATTATTTAACCAAATTAGTGGGTCAACCCTCAGAGAACTTGAAGCCAACGGAGAACTTGCCCAACACATCGAAACCTTCAATAACAGCTTTGTCAGAGTTGGAACCATCGTTACCGACACCAGAGCCCACGTTAACCATCTCATCAAGTGGATCCACGACAAGTACCAAAAAGAAATCGACGCGCGAAAAACCCCTGTTGGTAAAGCCAACGTCAGTAAAAAGCGCCAAGACTTCCTCGACTTCTTCTCGGAAACCAACAAAGCCAGTTTGATAAAGATGTTTGATCTGCAAAAGGTCATTGTATTGGCTAAACTAAAACTTATAAATACACTTAACAAGTTACAGACTGTTGGTACATTTGTTAAGAATCGTAATGGATTTAAGGTAACAGGCGCCGAAGGCTATGTTGCTATTGATAAACTTGGTGGTGACGCAATAAAGATTGTTGATCGAATGGAATTCTCGTTCAATAACTTTTCGCCTGATATACTTAAGGGATGGGATAAACTGGGAAAACGATAATGGTAAAGAAAATAAAATTAATAGATTTTAAAGACCTTTTGACAGTTGATTACGCTCCAGGAATGGATCCTCTGATCAAGCGAAACGCTAAGAAGCGTAAGCAAGATGTGGAAACTGGATCGAATGCGGAATATTCATCAACTTACGCTCCAAATGAACGAATTAGTACTATTGAAAATTATGGTACTCAAACTCAAAGACTAATGTCACCATTACAAAAAGTTCGTCAAGATAAAGAAAAAGATGATCGTGATCGTTATGGTAAGATTAAAGCTGGTGTACTTCCTCGTTCCAATAAAAAAATTAGCACGGAAACTTCAGAAGCTGTCGCCCCAGGCGGTAAGGCTCCCAAACCTGTAAGTGGTACAGCTGCTCAAGCGTACATAGACGGTGGAAAACATGCTGCTAATGTGTCTATGGGGCGTGAAGGTAAACACAACGTAATAAAATCACCAAATTCAAAAAAGCATGTTCATGTGTTTACATATGAAGAGTTTGAAGAGTTGATGGATCAGTTTCTTGACGAAGCTGTGCTTACTCCTCAACAACGCCGTGTCAAAGCGATGCAGTTTAAACGTGTGCGGGCAAAAATTGAACTTGGTCAAAAAAGAGCTAAGACTCGCTTTGCTGATCCTAAACGTCTGTTAAATCGTGCTAAGGTTGCTGCTCGTAAGGTAGTGTTTAATAAATTGACCAAAGGTATGACAAAAGATGAGCTTTCATTTCAGCGTAGACAAGAAATTGAAAAGCGTATGGATACCCCAGGAATGAAAATTAGAATTCAACGCTTAGCAATAAAAATGATTCCTAAAGAACGCCAAGCAGAAATTCAACGTCATGCACAAGCGGCCGCATCCAACAAATGATCAATAGATTTAGTCAGTTTTTAGTTGAAGAAGACAAGTCGGTTTATTTTACCTTTGGTAGAATGAACCCACCCACTATTGGTCATGGTAAACTGCTAGATGCACTTGCGTCTAAGGCTGGTCGAAATCCATATAAGGTCTTTATGTCGCAGTCTCAAGATGCTGCTAAAAATCCTTTGTCATATTCAGATAAAATTAAACACGTTCGTAAAATGTTTCCCAAGCAAGCTCGCAATATCATGGTTGACAAAAATGTAAGAACAGCAATTGAATCTGTTGTTGTATTATATAACCAAGGTTTTCGTAAGATTGTAATGGTTGTTGGTCAAGATAGAATACTTGAATTTGAAACATTATTGAAAAAGTATAATGGCAAAGACGCAAGACATGGTTTCTATAACTTTGCTGACATCAAAATAGTCTCTGCGGGTGAACGTGATCCTGATGCAGAAGGTGTTGAGGGTGCAAGTGCATCCAAACAACGTGCCTTTGCTAAAGAGAATGATTTTATTAAATTCTCTCAAGGTGTACCATCAAACGTTTCAAATGCTGATGCGCGTAAATTGTTTAACGATGTTCGTAAGGGAATGGGTCTTTCAGAAGAAACTGGATTTAAAAACCACATTCAATTATCTCCAATTAGTGAAACCCGTGAACAGTATGTTAAAGGTCAATTGTTTAATATTGGCGATCAAGTAATCATTAAAGAATCTGATGAGGTTGGAACTGTCACTGTGCTCGGATCCAATTATTTAATTGTTGAAACCACTGATGGAAAAAGACTACGTAAGTGGTTAGATGCAATTGAGTTAGTTGAAAAGACTGATCGTTGGTACAAAAATCAACCAGAGTGGGGTACACCCGAAGCTGCTAAGAAAGCTAAGAAGATTACTCCCAATCAATCTGGCGTAAAAGAAGAATCAAATGGATTGTGGTTCAATATCCAGCAACGCCGCAAAAAAGGATTGCCGAGTGCAAAACCTAGCGACAAGAATTATCCAAAAACTTTGGATATCGAAAAGGATGGCAAATGAAATCGTTTTTTGAACTTAGAGAAGAAAAAACTCAAGTTACTGTCGGTGACTACACAACTAAGCACTTTGATATGTGTCCATCAGCCGTTAAGTTGTATAGCAAGATTAAAAACATGACTGTGATGGTTCACCTTATCGTAGAAAACATGATGCTTCACGATGTGTTTTTTAGATTAGAAAAGCAAGCTGTAGCTCAAGGCGCGATTGATGAAGATGATTTAGAAAAAGCTCAAGAGTATGCCGATTTAATTATGGACAATGCTAGACAAATGGATCTTGAAAAAGAACACTCATATATTGAGGATGTCCATATGCCAAAGTTTGATAAGTTAGCTGGTGTAACTGGCGATGAAGAAGATATGAACGAGAAAACACTCACACCCGCTGAGTTAAAGAAACGCGAAGAGATTGCTAAGTCAATTGAACGCGACAGTCCTAATATGCCAATGGGTAAAAAAATGGCAATTGCTACAGCAACCGCTAAGAGAGTTGCTGAGGCCAAAGATCCAGGTGAGTATGACTACGAAGGCGACATGGCAAAAAACAATTTAAGAACAATTTGTCGTGCTTCTGGTGAAATGATTGATATGTTAGATGAGAATACAAATCTTCCTGAATGGGTGCAATCAAAGATTACTCTTGCTGAGGATTACATTTCTTCAGCTTATAACTACATGATGAGTGAATCTGAAGAGATAGATGAATCTGCTGATGCTGGATTAGCGGCAAAAGCCAGTAAATCTGGTATATCAATCGATACACTGCGCAAGGTGTATCGTCGTGGTGTAGCTGCATGGAACTCAGGTCATAGACCAGGGACTACTCCACAACAATGGGGTATGGCTCGTGTGAACTCCTACATTGGTAAAGGTTCTGGAACCTATCATGGCGCGGATAAGGATCTTCACGAAGGTGATACGAGTAGTCTTCCAAGAGTATCAAAAGATAAAGAGTCTGGTCTACCAAAGAAATATGTTGCTGGTCTTTCTACTTCAACAGCAAAAGCTAGAGCAGCACACTTTAATAAGATGGATAAAAAAAGCGATAGAGATCCATCAGCATATGAACCAGCCCCTGGAGATGCAAACGCAAAAACTAAACCAAGCAAACATACACTAAAGTATCGTGCGATGTTTGGTGAAGACATGGATCAAGAAATCTATGAAGCCTGCTGGGATACTCATAAGCAAGTTGGCCTGAAGAAAAAGGGCAACCGCATGGTTCCTGATTGTGTACCAAAGAATGAATCTGTGAACCCTGCTCAACAAGCAGCAATTGCTATTGCTATGAAAAAAGCTGGTAAAAAACCAATGAATGCAGTGGTCGAAGAGTCAATATCTACTGATAAGTTAAAGGTGCTTGCACGTGCTGGATTGGTTGATCAAAAAAATGTTGAAAGACTTATAGCAGCATTTAAGATGTTGGAAGCTGGCAAGGTTTTAAACCAACAACAGAAAGATCTGATCCTTTCATCGTATGGTGAGTTGGCTAGTATTGTTACTGGCGATTCTCAAACGTTTCAAAAGGCTAAGAAAGCTGTTGCAGAATCTGTGTTTAGAGAAAAGTGAGAATAAAATGAGAGTTTTACGGTTTAATCAATTTATAGAAGAAGGCGTTAATGATCCTTCTATTTTCAAAGCGGTGTTCCTTGCTGGCGGTCCTGGGTCAGGTAAGTCTTTTATCGTTGGTAAAACTGCTCTTACGGCACTTGGTTTTAAAGTAATTAATTCTGATATTTCTTTTGAGAATGCTCTAAGAAAGGTTGGATTGAAACCAATTCCTCAAAATATATTCTCTCCTTTAGGTCAAGAATTACGTGGTAAAGCTAAGAACATTACTGCCAAACAACAACAACTTGCAATCAATGGTCGCCTTGGTTTGGTGATTGACGGTACAGGTAAAGATTACGAAAAGATTAACAAACAAGCTGACATGCTTCGTAACATTGGATATGATATCGCGATGATATTTGTCAATACGGATCTTGACACTGCGTTAGTACGTAATAGAATGAGAGATAGATCTCTACCTGATGCTGAAGTAGAAAGTATGTGGAAAGATGTTCAAAAGAACATTGGTAAGTTCCAAAACTTCTTCCGTCAAAAAATGTTCATCGTAGATAACTCTGCGGGATCTAACTACGAAGGCGCGGTACTCTCTACTTACAAAAAAATATCCGCTTGGTCTAAAATGAAACCAGATTCTTCGGCTGCGAGTGAATGGATAAAGTCTCAACGTAAAGTCAACGAAGAACTTATGCTTGAGGCAGATCACTGCCCTGTATTCACAGTTTCTCAAATGAAACTATTTGAGAAGTTTGTTGACCGCATGTTTAAAGAGTTCAATGTAAATTTTGAATTCACAAAACATTTCCATGAACGTATGTCTGATGACCGTAATGAACCTTGCATCGATCTGAAAGAACTCGCTTCTATGATACAGAAGATATATAAGAAGTATCAAAAGGGTGAGAAATCTTTGAACAATTTTGTAAATACGGAAGCTGTTATTAAAGATATACAAACAGATCTTAACATGCCTATAGTTGTTGAATACAACCGTAAGAATGATGAATTGGTCGTTACATCAAAAACTATCATGAGAAAAAAGAATTTCCGTACACCCAACTCGGAGTTAAGAGTATGATATCTTTCAAATCATTTACAGAAGCAACATACCAAGGTCGTGAAGTTCCTCTTAATAAACCATCAGCTGGTGATGTTAAGAAGTCTAAGGTATTTGTTGATCTAGATGGTGATGGTAAGGCGACAAAGGTTAACTTCGGTGATCCAAATATGACTATCAAGAAAGAAATTCCCGCGCGTAGACGTTCTTTTAGAGCTCGACATAATTGCGACACCCCAGGTCCAAAAGACAAGGCGCGCTATTGGTCGTGTAAAGCTTGGTAATTTAAATAGATAAATAACAATAATAAATTCTATGGGAAACTCGATGGCTACTACAAACGAAACAAGACTTAACCGAATTGAGGACAAGATTGACAAACTGACCGATGCGATGGTATTAATCGCGCGAACAGAGGAGAAGTTGATCTCAATGGAGCAGAAGTATGCTGCTCAGTATGAACGCATGAATCGTTTCTCTCAGAAACTAGATGATATAGAAAAATTAGTAGAAACCAACAATTATACTGTTATGTTAATTAACAAGATTGTTGGAGCAACCGTCATCGCAGCAATCGGTGCGTGGGCAACCCAATACTTCATGTAAGGAAAATAAAATGAAGACACAAGACATTAGAAATATGGGGCTTGCTTATGTACAGGTCTTAGAAGCTGGAAAAGTAAACAAGCATGGTCACGATCATGTTGGTAAAGAAGATGGTGACGTCAACAACGATAAGAAGGTTGACGGCACTGATAAGTATCTGTTGAATCGTCGTAAGGCGATCTCTGCCAATATACAAAAAGAAGAAATGGAAAGTGATTATGAAGAGACAAAAAAGAAGACTATGAAAGCATTTCCAAATGTTAAACATTTTACAAAGTCTGGTCATCCAGATTGGAAAAAGCACGGTATAACAAATATTCCAACTACCGAATCAGTTGAAGTTGACGAGGCTCTGACAGGCAACCAGCATAAGATTGATGCCAACAAGAATGGCAAGGTTGACGCCCACGATTTTAAACTTCTTCGTCGTAAAAAGACTCAGACAGAAGAAGTTGAAGTTGTTTCAGAAGTAAATATCATTCACAATGGTAAAAAGTTCAAAAACGTTAAGCGTTTTGACAACGACAAAGAAGCAAACAACTTCATTGAAAAAAACCCAAGTCATGGTGTTCTTCATGCTGACAAAGGTGGTGTTTATGTTGCACACAATACGAACAAAGGTGTTAAACATACATACACTGCACACAACGAAGAATTTGAAAATCTAGACGAGGGTCGTGCGTCACAAGCACATCCATTAACGGGTCATGATTATCATAAGAAAAGCAATGATCAATTGGAATACATTCGTAAAGACGCTCATGCAGCGGCTGAAGCGATGAAAGACCACAACACAACTGCTGAGAACAAATATCGTGATCAAGCAAGTGATGCCTCAACTGTTCTCCATTTCCGTAAAACCAGTGGCACACCAGATTGGTACAAGAAGAAATACGGGCACATGAAAGAGTCTTTCAATCTTGACGAAATCTCTCGTGATCTTGCCACAAGATCCGCCCAAGGGTTTGCTGACAAGGCCGATGCCGCGCACGATAAGAAAGACTTTGCTGGTTTCAGAAAAGGTGAAGCTGCGCGAAAAATGGCTATTGCCAAAGTCCAAGGTCGTGCTAAAGTTTCTGCGGTTGCAAGACGAGTTGAAGAAGTTGAACTATTTGACGAAGAAGCCGACCTAACAAAGATCGACACAAAGACACTTCAATCAATGGTTCAACTGCACAAGCACATGGGCCAAAAAAACCCAGCATCAAAGACTGCGGCAGATCGTGGTGAAGCAGAACTGAAAAGCAGAATGAAAAAAGAAGAAGTTGAGTCACTTGACGAATTGTCGCCACAAACTCTCGGTTCTTACGCTTCAAAAGCTACAAAAGATGCTAGCGCCAATCTGAAAAAAATTACTGGATCAACAGACCGATCCACAGCTCGCCCACTCATCACGCGTGCTAACAAGCGTGAAACAGGTGCTGACATGGCAATCGACAAAATACGAGGCAATTATAACGTAAAAGTTCATGCAAAAGAAGAAGTTGAAGGTCTTGACGAATTGTCAAAGAATACTGTTCGTAGCTATTATAACAAAGCTGGCGAACAAGGTAGTAAGATTGCGGGCAATATAAAGGTCGGCGGTGGTGATTGGTCTAAGGATGGCGAAAACACCAAAACTCTTGCCAAGAGAGCCGCTGGCCGTGCAATGGCACTGAAGCGCCGTAGTGGTGAAGTAAAAATGTCAGAAGAAGTTGAAGTTAATGAAGCAACCAAATCCAAGAATATGATCCATATTGGTCACGGTGATTCTTATATGGATGAACCTTGGTCACACGCTGTATACATCAATGGTAAAAAGGTTGTTGATCACAACAAACCTGGAGATTTTGGTATGGACGGCAAAGTGTTTAAATCTGTTGATGGATACATAAAAGCACTTTCTAAAAAGCATAATGTTGATCCAAACTCTTTCGATCTGTACACACTTAATGATAAAACTGGAAAACCTGAGTCGCAACCATATGTTTCTAGACATAAACCAAGAAACCTACCAAGTATTGGGGAAGGTAATGATATGGACGAAGCAAAAGAAGTTCCAAAAAAGACAATAACAAGTAAGCAAATTAAAAATGCTTTAGCATCAGCAAAAGCACGAGCTAAGCCAAAAGGCGAAGTTTCTCTTGCTAAGACACCTTGGAAAGAGTCAAATGAGTGGTCAGTTTTCTCGCGTATTCAAGAGAAATTGAAACTACCATCATACAAAGTCGCAGGTATCGGTGATGATCCTCATGAAGTTAATGTTGTATACGCAAATGATGACAAACATACAAAGGGCGCAACAGAACCTGAGAAAATAGATTCAAAAGCATCTAAAGGTGAAAAAGACTTTATTGCAGCGCATGGTGGATTAAAGGGTAATGAATCAGATATCGATGTGCACAAATACATTGCTAAAAACTCTGTTGCTCATACATCAGGTGTGAAGGTTGCACCACCACGTCCTGGTGATTCGAAGATTGGCGATAAGAACATTATCAAATCAAAGAGCTAATCATTACAGTATGGCACACTGCTAATAACTGCAGCTTTATTATACAGTGTTTTTCAGAAAAGTCAATATGAAAAATTTTAAATTAACAGAAGAAAATCTCTTGATATATGCTGCGAAGAACTATTATAATCCAAAGTATATCAATGCTGAAGAGTTTTATGAGGATTTGAAAAGGTTTAAATATATCAAGAGACTTCTAAATAGATACGATGAGACGGGTAAGTTATCGGAACGATTAATTCTTAATCATTTAATTGTTGTCTTTAATGTGTTTGGAATTGAATCCGCCTTAAAGATTCTTGAGTTTAAACTTGAGAATAAATACTGGCCTCAAATTAAACCATTTTTGATCTTTTTGAAATATATTCGCAATGATCAATACACTAACATAACAATGGACCCCATTGTAGTAAACAAACTGAGAAATATTTAATGGGCATTTTTAAGACCACTGGCGATTTAATCTATACGTTTAGATTTCTCAGACTTCTCACTATGAAGTTTGAGGACACTGAAACGTATAAGGCTGGTATTATTGATGCTAACGGTTATAGAATTAAGTCTTTTGACATGACGCTTAGTGTTAATAGAAAAAATTATGCAGAGTATTACACACCGTTTCATCGTCTCGTATTTAACATTAAGAAGCTGATGGCTAAGGTTCCAGGCGGCGGGTCACGTTTGGCTACGTATGCTGCTGCGTTGTATCTAATGAAAGAGAAGTTTGACGTATCTGATAAACACATTCAGCAATCGCTAAAAGAAGTTGGTCTTGATTCGACCGATTTCATGCTTGAACAATCTCAGTGGTTTGTTCTTAACGATGGTCGTTTGTCTCCGGGATCTTACAAACTTGCAAACGACAAAGTTGTTAATTCAACTTGTGAAGATGTTGTCAAAGCGAAAGATACAGTTCACGTAGAAGATAAATGCTACCCAGTTGGATCAATCTTTGGATTGAACATCTATGAGGCAATACATACTAGATCAAAGCAAACAATATACGTCACTTCAGCGGAGTTACTAGTATGAAGTCAGTAGATGAGGAAGTCCCAGCAACATCGATCTCTAACGGATCTATTGACACTACTCCAGGAATTAAACAAACTGTAGTGGTTGATAAAAGATATAGTGCAAAGAAGCCACCAGTGTATTTGAAGAAATTTCGCAAGTTTATTGAGAAAGATTAATGTTTAAGATCTACGCCATCCTCGCTATTGTAGGTATCGTCGCTACTGTGGGAACTGGCGCATTTGTTTATGTGTCAAGTTTACAAGAACGTGTAGCAACTCTACAAGCAAACAATGCTAAACTTGAAGGTGCAGTTCGTACTCAACAAGAGACGATCAAACGTGCCACAGAAGATGCTAAACACTTTGAGCAACTAAATACACAACTGTCTGCAGACCTTAAAGCTGCAGAAGCTGGAGTAGATCAATTGAGATCAACACTCGCAAACCATGATTTAACCAGACTTACTCTTGCAAAACCTGGGTTGATACAAACGAGGATTAATAATGCGACGAATGAATTGTTCAAACAACTTAACACTGACACAGCTATTGCTCCCCCTATCGAGTCTGTTCCTGCTCAGTAGTTGTGGGTTAATGGCCAAACCGCCAGAACCACAAGTTGTTATTCAAACTGAATACATTTCGCGAACAATTCCCCTTCAAGGGCAACCGAAACCAGTACAACTTGCTGAAGTCAAGTGGTATGTTGTAACTGAGGAAAACCTCCCCCAATTCCTTGAACAGTTTAAGAAAGACAATGGTGCTGTTGCATTCATGGCGGTGGCCGTTCAAGGGTACGAGAACATTTCAACGAATGTTCAAGAGCTTCGTCGGTATATTCTGCAGCAAAAGTCTATCATCGTATACTATGAGAATGCTGCACAAGAACCCCCTAAAGCACCAGAAACTCCTACAAAATAAAAAAATATATTTTTAAGTGCAAATAGCTGTTGCGCTGGTTTCCATTTTTCTATATACTAATTCAGTAAGAGTATCAGAGATAGGGTCGTATCAATAATGATTGAGTACGTAGTTAAGCGGGACGGATCGACAGAGACGTTTGCCCGAGAGAAAATTGTTGTTGCTGTCGAAAAGGCAATGAAATCTGTCAAAATCACTAGTAAGAGTCTTCCTAACGAGATCGCAGATGAGGTGATCAAACGACTTGAGGGTGATGATCCTATCACTGAGGTCAACACCATTCACAAGACGGTGGAAGATGTTATCATGGATATGGGTATTCACAACCTCGCGCGTGAGTATATTGTCTATCGTGCAAAGAACATGCCAGACATCTTTCGTAAACGTCAAAACTTAAAGCCATATGAATATCCACAGTTGATTGAATACCTTGAGGCTATTCGTCACTCGTATTGGATCCACACTGAATTTAACTACTCCTCTGATGTTCAAGATATTAGAGTTAACTTGACTCCAGAAGAAGCAGACATTGTGAAACGTGCAATGTTGGCCATCTCACAGATCGAAGTCCAAGTCAAGACGTTTTGGGCGAAGATTGGCGACAAGATGCCTAAACCTGAAGTGCAGGCTGTTGGTGTCACATTTGGTGAGTCAGAAGTTCGTCACGCTGATGCGTATTCTAATCTCATTGAAATGCTTGGTTTGAACAAAGAGTTTGAGAATATTGTTGAAGTTCCAGCTATCAAGAAGCGTATTGAGTATCTTGAACGTGCTTTGATTGTTCCTGTCGATAATAAAGACTACTTTCACAACATCATTCTATTCTCAATGTTTGTAGAGAATGTATCTTTGTTCTCGCAGTTCTTGATTATGATGGCGTTTAATAAACACAAGAATGTCCTTAAGGGGATCTCCAACGCTGTTGAAGCTACTTCAAAGGAAGAAGATGTTCACGCGCGTTTCGGTTTTGAACTTGTCAACATCATTAAGTCTGAGAACCCCACTTGGTGGGACAAAGAAACAGTTACAACTATCAATCAATTATGCCGCGAAGCATACAAGGCCGAGGCGGGTATTGTTGATTGGATCTATGGCAACATCGATCTTGACTTCCTACCCAAAGACACTGTCAAAGAATTCCTCAAGCATCGTTTCAACCAATCCCTAAACGCTATCGAATTGAAGAGTATTTACGAAGTTGATCCTCAAGCAATCGTTGACACAGAATGGTTTATAGATGAGACTTTAAGCACCAAGAATATTGACTTCTTCGTTAAGAGAAGTACCTCATATTCTAAGAAGACTAAATCATTCACAGAAGACGATCTATTTTAAGGATATACAAATGGCATTTGATTGGCTCAATGAACAATCTCGCACATTCTTATCTCGTGGCTATTTGTCAGATGGGCAATCAGCGGAACAACGTATAAGAATTATTGCAGACGCAGCAGAGAAACATCTTGGTATCAAGGGTTTCGCTGACAAATTCTATGACTACATGGGTCGAGGATTCTATTCTCTCGCTTCACCCATTTGGTCAAACTATGGTACTGATAGGGGATTTCCCGTATCTTGTTTTGGATCGTTTATTGACGACTCCGTAGAGTCTATTCTCTATGGGCACGCTGAGAACGGTATGTTAATGAAGTCGGGTGGGGGTACATCAGGGTATTTCGGCGCTGTGCGCCCCAGGGGTGCGCCTATCCGCGGCAACGGTGAATCTTCGGGGTCTGTACACTTCATGGAGATGTTTGACAAGTTAGCTTCTGTAGTGTCACAAGGTAATGTTCGTCGCGGTTTCTTCTCTCCATACCTACCCATTGACCATCCTGACGCCGATGAGTTCCTTGATGTTGCAACAGAGGGTCATCCAATTCAAGGTCTGACAACTGGTATTACAGTGTCAGATGAATTTCTAAACAAAGTCAAAGCTGGTGATCCAGCTGCTCGGCGTTTGTGGGTTAAAGTCCTACAAAGACGTTCTGAGATTGGTTTCCCATACATCTTGTTCTCTGATAATGTTAACAAAGGCAAGCCTGACGTATACAAAGATCTCAAGATGGAAATCTGGGCATCTAATATGTGTTCTGAGATTGCATTGCCATCGTCGCCAGAAGAGACATTCACTTGTGTGTTGTCTTCATTGAATCTGTTGAAGTGGGATGAGATTGTTGATACGGATGCAGTTCAAGTTCTAATTATGTTCTTGGATACTGTTGTATCGGAGTTCATTGAGAAGACATCTGGCAAGAGATACTTTGAACGTGCACATCGTTTTGCAGTTCGTCACCGTGCTCTTGGTGCTGGTGTTCTTGGTTGGCATTCGTATTTGCAGTCAAAGATGATTGCATTTGAGTCTGCAGAAGCTGCTAAGTTGAACCTACTGATTGCTAAGACTATTCGTGAACGTGCCGATTCCGCGTCTTATGATCTTGCGCGTATGTTTGGTGAACCCGAACTGTTGAAGGGGTATGGTCGGCGTAACACAACTCTTCTTGCTATTGCACCAACTAAGTCAAGTAGTTTTATTCTTGGTCAAGTATCTCAATCAATTGAACCAGAGTTCTCTAATTGTTATGTTAAGGATCTTGCTAAGTCAAAGACCACGATCAAGAACCCATACTTGACCAAGCTACTACAAGAGAAGGGCCAAGATACTCATGAGGTTTGGGAATTGATTAAGAACATGGACGGATCTGTTCAACATCTCACCATCTTAACTCAAGAAGAAAAAGAAGTGTTCAAGACGTTTGCAGAGATCAATCCAGAAACAATTATAACACAGGCCAGCGTTCGTCAAACATATATAGATCAGGCGCAAAGTATCAACCTTATGCTTGATCCTGACACGCCAGTGAAGGAAATAAACGCTCTTTATTTGCTTGCGTGGGAACTTGGTATTAAGAGTCTGTATTACAGTTTCTCAATGTCCAAAGCTCAATCACTAACACGTAAAAGAGTAATGAGTCAAGGTTGTGCAGCTTGCGAGGGTTAAATGGAAGAAGAATACTACGGTCTATGTGACAATTGTGATGTTGAGACACAGGTTATGGTAATGGACGAAGAGGAACCACCATTATATTGCCCAATGTGTGGTTGTGGTTTAGAGTTCGAAGCATTAGCAGACGATTAATTAACTTGACTAAATATCCCTGTGAAAGTGGGGATATTTTTCTTATGTGGCATTATCAAGGCAAAGAATATAGTGAAACGCCAGAAGAATATCAAGGGTTTGTATATGAAATCCTTGAGATTGATACTGGAAAGCGTTACATTGGTAAGAAGTTCTTTTGGAAACCAAAAATCCTTCCGATAACGAAGACCCGCAAGAGACGTGTCAGAACACGTGCCGAATCAGATTGGCGAAGTTACTATGGATCTTCAACAGAAGTAAAATTCCTTGTAGAACAAAAAGGTGTTGACAACTACACCAGAACTATGTTAAAGTTATGTAAGACGAAAGGTGAATGTTCTTACTATGAAGCAAAGTTACAATTTGAACATGACGTATTGCTTCGTGACGATTATTACAACGAGTTCATCGGTTGTAAGATCCATTCAAAACACCTAAGGAAAGATAATGATTCTAATTGATTATAATGCTATTGCTATTAGCAATATCGTGACACAGAAGATGGATTTGGATGAAAATCTAATTCGTCATATGATTCTTAACTCCATTCGCATGTACCGTAAGAAGTACTTTCGCGAGTTTGGTGAAATTGTTATCACAAGTGATGGCAGCAAGAACTGGCGTTATGAAGTATTTCCTCAATACAAATTCAAACGCAAAGATGCTCGTAAAGTGTCTAAGATCGATTGGCAAGAAGTATTCCGCATCACCAATAAGGTGTTTGATGAAATTCGTGAGAACTTCCCCTATAAGGTGGTTGTGCACGATGAGTGTGAAGCTGACGATGTGATCGCTCAGTTGGTTGTTAACTCTCAAGTTGACTTTGGTCATCAAGAGAAGGTGATGATCATTTCTTCTGACAAAGACTTTGGTCAGTTGCAGAAGTATTCCAATGTGAGTCAATACTCACCGATGTTGAAGAAAGAGATCGTGATTGTTAATCCTCGTAGGCACTTGCTTGAGTTAATCCTTCGTGGTGACCAATCAGACGGCATTCCTAACGTGTTATCAATTGATGATTCATTTACTGAAGGAGTTCGCCAGACACCTCTTCGTGAATCAAAGATCAATGAGATTATGAAAGATCTTGACGATGGTGAGTTGTTGTATGCGGCTTCTTGGCATCGCAATTATCTTCGCAATAAAAAATTGATTGATCTTACAGAAACACCATCTAACCTAAAACTAGAAATTATAAATAACTTTGAACAGCAAGGTGATAAGTCCGACAATAAGAAAAAAGTAATGAATTACTTAATTGTCAATGGATGCATTAATCTAGTTGAAGTGATTGGAGACTTTATTTAATGGCTAACCCTGTAACAAAATATATTCATGAAGTGCTTGCACTTGTTGATAAGGCTACGACTAAAAAAGAGAAGATTGAAATTCTTCAGAACAATGACTCGATGGTTCTCAAAAACATCCTCATTGGTACATTCGACGAATCGCTCGAGTGGCTTCTTCCAGATACACCGCCGCCATATGAACCATGCGATGGCCACAACGCACCATCTTCCCTAAAAAAACAATTGGACAACTTCACCTACTTTGTCAAAGGCGGTAAGGGTCAAGACCTGTTAAAAATCAAGCGTGAGATGATGTTCATCCGCTTGCTTGAATCTATTCATCCCGAAGACGCTAAGATTGTTGTCGCGATGATTGCGCGTAAGCTGCCAACCAAAGGTTTAACTAAAGCACTAGTAAAGGAGGCTTTCCCTAAACTACTTCGTAACTAAGTTTTAAATAAAACAGGAGATTGCATGACTGCTCAGCTCGAACGATTAATAGAAGATTCTAATCAACTCCAAACATATATAACGAAAGTCGAAAAAAAAGGTCGCAAGGATTTAGTACCCAAACTAAATCAAAAACTATACTTTTTAGACCAAACAATAGCTGAGTTTAGACAACAATTGCAATAAGGAGATACGCGAGTCGGTTAGTCACCCGACTAGCCGACTACTCAAGGGAAATATTATGCCGACTTACAATATGAGAAATTTAGAAACTGATGAAGTACAAGAGATGTTTATGTCTCTTAGCGAACGGGAAAGTTTGCTTGCAACAGGTAAATTTAAACAAGAATTGGCTACTCCAAATTTTGTATCGATCACAGGCGGAACTTTATCAAAAACCAGCGGCGATTGGAAAAATTTAATGACCAAGATTAAAAAAGAAGCTGGTCGGTCCAATACAGTAAAAGATTGATTATGACAAAAAGAATTAAGGCGGCTCCGATTAACCCAACTGCGGAGTGGTTAGCAGATATCAAACCAATCACTGCAACGCAACAGAAGGTGTTTGATAGTTGGAACGATCAATACAATTTGGTTTTAGCTGGTTCAGCGGGCACAGGTAAGACATTCATTGCAATGTATCTTGCATTGCGGGATCTGTTGAAGTATGAGTCAATCTACAACCAAATCGTGATTATTCGTTCAGTTGTCCCCACACGAGACATGGGCTTCTTGCCTGGCACTCAAAAGGAAAAAGAAGAAGCGTATCAATCTCCATACAAATCTATCTGTAATGAGTTGTTTGGTGATGCCGCTGCTTATGCAAAGCTTGCGGGAACACAAAAGATCCATTTTGAGTCAACATCGTTCATTCGCGGCTTGACTTTTAATGATAGTATCCTTATAGTAGATGAGATGCAGAACCTTAACTTTCATGAGTTGGATTCCGTCATCACGCGCGTAGGTAAGAACTGTAAGATCATATTCTGTGGTGACTATCGTCAGTCCGACTTCAAGAAAGATGAAGACAAGAATGGTATTCTATCGTTCCTATCAATCATTGAACACATGAATAACTTTGATATTATCAACTTCGGTTGGGAAGACATTGTTCGTTCAGGGCTTGTTAGAGACTATCTAATGACAAAAGAGATGTTAGGAATCGTGTAATGGTTATCATCTATGGTACGGAATGGTGCAGTTATTGCATCAGAGCAAAGAAGTTAGTTGAACAATATCAGCTTGATTTTGAGTTCAAAGATGTGGATAATACTAATGTTGCACAACAATTGAAAGCACTGCTGCCCGATTACAAAACCATTCCTCAAATATGGTGGCACGGGATCCATATCGGCGGATACGATAACTTTGTCCGTGAAGTTGAAAACACACGCAACTTTGCGCAAGATGGTTTCTGAAAGGTGAGATAACTCTACTATGGCTAAATTTGGTCGATTTGATCCCCACAATAAAAAACGGGATCAAGACAAGCAAAAGTCTTTACACAAAGACATCCGTATACACGAGAACGATAAAGATCGAAGATTAAAGGGGTTTACTTACACCCCCGATGCTTACCTTGAACCAGTTGAAGAGGATTATTATGATTTTGAAGAATGATATGTTTGAACTGCTACAACTTCGCTTTGAATGGGAAGAAATTGCCCGTACTTTCAAATTAAGTGATAGATCTGGGCACCTAGATAATCTGAAGAGATTTGTACATGTGGGGCATAAAGCCAATCGCTTTCGTGATGGATATGACCGCGCTGTGGAGATTGCTAACTTGATTATTGCGAGGTGTCCAAATGAACGCGAAGAGATTACAACCTGATCTAAATTCAGATGGGTTACTAACAGACTCAGAGCTCAGTCGATCAGAACGGTTGACTGAGCTTGACATTAGAAACGAAAAAGCAGACGCACAGAAACAAATGGCATGGGTAGCAATGTTCTCCATGATAGTGTTTACTGTTGTACTGTTTAGCCCTATGCTATCGGATAGTAGAGTGCAAGCTCTTGCCGATTTGTTAGGGCTTTTTTACATTGCACAGGCTGGTGTGGTCGGTGCTTACTTTGGAATGACTGCATGGATGAGTAAATGAAAAGACTAATTTATCAAGTATATGTTGGCAAGAAATCAGCGTTGTATGATCACTGTACGACATCAGTAAAAGAATACTGCAAGCGTCACGGCATTGATTATGTTGTGCAGCGAACACCTATTCTGTTTATCAGACCAGATCCGTTTATGACAGGTCGTAGCAAAGAAGCTACTGATCGTCTTGGGTATCTGCCAATCTTTGAGAAAGAAAATGCATTCACATATCTTAAAAGTTATGACCAAGTTGCGATTATTGATAGTGATATTTTTATTCGCCCTGACGCTCCCAATATTTTTGATAGTATTGACCCATCAGCTGATTTCGCTGGTGTGGTAGAACGTGAGATGCCAATTACACCTCACTATGTCACTAAGATTGTAAACTATTCTCGTATGCAATACTCTTCTATTCGTAATGTTGATTGGAAGTGGAATGATCGTGGTGGTGAGTTTATCAACATGGGTGTGATGGTAATGAACAAGTCGATTTCAAAGTATCTCAACAACGAGACGCCTAAACAATTCTTAAATCGCCCAAGGTTCAAAGCGTTTGTTGATGGTCAAGGCCCATGGAAGTGGTCAACGGATCAAACCTTGCTAAACACTTGGATTAAAGAAGAGAAAATGAATGTTCATCATCTTGATTGGCGATTTAATGGGTTGTATACTGCAAACACTAACATCAAAGAATGCCATTTCGTCCACTTCTTCTTGAAGGACAAGCTGCCCAATCGTGGTGAGGATGTTGAACAATTGATGAAGGATATCCAATGAAGCATATTGCATTAAGAGCTAAAAGTGTTCGCAATTCAAACAACGCGTTCACAGCAACTGGGCTTGGTGATAGGATCCACTCTGTTACTCTTGCTTGGTGTTATAGTAGAGCTCACAATACACCTGTGACAATTCACTTGACTAGAAGCAAACAAATTGGTGGTCAGTTTGATAACAAGAAACAATCTTGGCAAGAGATATTAACACTATTTCCTGTTGGATCTGTGTCAATCGGATATCACGATTATGAACCAACCGATGAGTTTGATTGGATTCAATATCTTAAAAATCAAGGAATTGATGCAGAGATATTTTGGTATAAAGATCACCCAGGACCCCAAGAAACTCCTACGAAGTTGGACATCTCAGAATATCTAACTAAGGATATTCCGCTGTTGAAAGCAGATCCCGTCGACATGCAGCTGCCCGAACGGTTTGTTACGTGTCAGTGGGACTCAAATGATCGATCTCGCACTTTAAAGCCTCATCTTCGTGGAATGGTGATGGACAACTACAGGCGTCAAGGCTACGAGGTTGTTACTGTGGGTGGTGAGTCATCGGACAAAGATCTTAATTGGTCTTTGAAACATATTGCATATGCTATGTCAAAAGCTGACATGCATGTGGGTGTTGATTCTGCATTTATGCACATGGCTTTTTTGTATAACCCATATAAAAAGATCAACCTATATAATGAGCCAAATGGGTTTTACTCACACCATGCGCGTAGAGCAATTGACAACGGTGTCAAGCTCAACCAATACTACACTCCAATTCGTTTACCAGATGGAACCATATTATGACATTGACAGTATTGACAGTCCCTATTAGTGTAGGTGATTTTATTGATCGCCTAAGTATCTTAACAATTAAAAACAACAAAGATCTTCCTGTATCGGATGAACTTGAACAATATGAACAACAATTTGCAGAGTTGTCTGCGTATTCGCGATTCCATTACCTTGAAATGTTTTTAGCTGTCAATGCTCAGTTATGGGGATTGGAAGACCGAAAG